ATGCTGCAGGTTTAGATGATGCTGCAGGTTTAGATGATGCTGCAGGTTTAGATGATGCTGCAGGTTTAGATGATGCTGCAGGTTTAGATGATGCTGCAGGTTTAGATGATGCTGCAGGTTTATTTGTACCTGCACCCGTACCAAAGTAATCAGATGAGTTCCTACGATCTTGACTATTTTTATCAATCTGCGTTTGTGCAGCAGGTGTAGAAGCACGAGTCTTAGAACCATTATTAGTAGGAACTTGACGTGTTCTTGCAAAATTCCCAATGTTTGACAGTCTCTTCTGTTGCCTAGCACTGGCAGGATTTGTCTGGGCATTATTAGGAGTTCCAGTTGCTAAATTCCTTATAGAAGTTGCAGTGCCCTTCAAAAGGTCACCACCCATATTTTTCAATGCTCTGCCAGCTCTAAATCCCAAATCAGTACTGTCTGGTTTTTCATACAATGCCAACTTTTGCTCTAACATTTGACCTAAAGAATATTCTTCACCCATAGGAGGATTGATAATAACTTTATTCTTTCCCTTCATTATATCAATAACTTTCTTTTCTTGTTTTTTCTCTTCTACCTCAGATAGAAATTCTTCAAATAAAATTTCATCTCTCCAGCTTGAATAAGATTCCATTGGTTTCTCCCTGTCTTTAATTAGTTTTTCTCTTGTTTTTTTGTCTTTTCTTGCTTTCTGACCAAGAGATTCCTTGGAAGATGCAGAAGTTTCCCCAGCAGCAGGGAGCTTTTTTGGTCCTGCAGGAGGTAACTTGGGAACAGAAGGTGAAAGTTTTTTAGTTTCTGGTGTTCCAGAAAGTTTTGCTTGTGGTTTTTCAATCACAGAAACATTTGCTTTCTTAACTCTCTGATTATCTGGATTATCTTGTTTTGGTTTTTTAGGAACCATAACAGAAACAGATTTCTTTGGAGTTGATTCTGATTTCTTTTCAGATCCAGAAGAAGGCATCAATCTCTTTTGTCCTTCCTCTTTCTTTTTCGTTCTATATGGTTGTGAAGTTCTAGCAGTAGTAGATGGTTCTGCGACCATCTTTTTCTTAGGTCTTCCAGGGTTACCTGGTTCTTTCTTATCTGCTTGCTTTGCTTCTGTTTCCTTCTTTTGCTTATCTAACTTTCTCTTTTTCATAAGTGCTCTTGCACCATGAAAAGCAGCACCAGCAACTCCACCCGCAAGTGATGCCATATTTTCACCTGCCTTCTGCATTGCAGTAGCACCACCTTCTTTGGAACCAATTCTTTGCATCTTTACATTACGTAAAGACTGTTTTGCTTTCTCTTTACTCTTATCTACGTCTTTTTTTCCTTGACCCTTAAGTTTCTCTATCTGTCTTTTCTTTTGGTCTTCATACTTCTCTTTCTTAAAAGCAAGTTGTTGTTTTAGATACTCAGTATAGTCAGATTTCTTTTTCTTATCTTCCTTTTTTTTATCACCTCGCAAGTCCGCAATGACCTTATCTCCTGCTTTCTTTTTATCAGCAGCAGTCACTTGTTTTTCGTAAAGGTTATAATCCCAACTAGTCATTTTTTACGAATTAGCTTTTTTCTATCTTTATTTATCGTTTTAACAGTATCACCAAATAACCTAACTCGTTCTCCTGGTGTAATTTTTTGCACATGATTAAGATACTCTGTAGTTCCAATTTCATAGAACTCTCTGACATCTTTCAACCAACTTTTAAACATTACCTCATCTTCCGTTACACATATAAGATAATTTGCACCTCTCCTTATAACTTCACCGATTAAACCAGTATTTAAGTTCTCAACAAAAGAACCAATCTCATATAACCCATTTTCCTTATAATTCCACCTCAATCCATCTTCATCCAACTCTGGAACAATTTTCCATGCTTCTGTTTTAGATGACACATTCATATTTTTTCTTAATGTATCAAACATCTGTTTCGATACTCCAGTATCAACACCAGGTGGGATACCTATTTTAAATTTATCAAAATCATTCATAGCAACAGAAGTTCTCATGAGTGACGAAGAACCTGGGTCTTCAACATCACTATCTGGATCTTTCATTCCAGAAGAAACTACCTCAACACTGTTAAAGGAATAAGATTCCCCATTTGCTTTATGAACTAATCCTTGAAATTCACCTAACCTTTCTTGACCAACAACAATAACTGCTTCGGTATATCCATCATTATAAATGGAAGATAATATATCAAAGATGGTCTTGCTTTCATCACTATCAACAATATAGTCAGCATAAGATGGAAATAATAATTGAAGATACTGAACCTTATCTGCAGCACTCAACGGATTGGATAAGTCATCCTGTATTCTACTAGGGTAAACTCTATATTCATATCCTCTTCTTTTTGCTTCTCTGAAACCTGCTTTCAGTAAAGACTCATGATTTTTTGATGGAGGATTAAATCTTCCAATAGTCACAACAACACCATTCTCTTCTGGTACTTCTTCTTGTGGTTCAGGTTGTTGCTGTACTTTCCCCTTCTTCTTTATTTCTTCACCAGGTATACCGTCCTTAGATACAGTATCACCTTGACCATAATACTTTAACTTACCACCAACAGTTTTTGCTACAAAATTTCCTTGTGCATCGTACCAATCACCATGACCATTTCCAACAAGTCCACGGTTCTTTGCTTCTGTAGATGCTAAAGTCTCTACTGCTTCTGTGAAAAAATTGGCAAAACTCTTCATTATTACACTACTTTTAAGTATTTATAGATTGTCATATAACAGATTTATAAATGATCTATTATCTAAATTATATTTACTGGACTGAACAGTGGCAGATTTCAAAGTCAAAGTTGGTCTAAATGTTTTTTGTGTTTTACTTGGTTTCCCCCTAATGATTAAATCTGCAGAAGAAGGATTAAACTGTGGTATTTTTATCCCCAATATTTTATTTAAATTAGCAATATCTTTTCCCATGATATAAAATCCACTTCCTCTTATTTGAATATAATTAATTCCCCTTGAGTTGTAATACTTTATAATATTAGAAATCACATCTTTTCCAGATGCTATTTTTTTCGTTGGGAATGGATTATCCTGTCCTGTAGATTCCGATAAAAGTTTTTCATAAAATAATATTTTACTCATACTATCATCAGTAACTATTTGACGTAAATCTTCACTAGTTATCGATTCATTTGGCAATTTCCAAAGTTCTGTAATTTTCTGCCCAACATTATATTGAGTGAACAATTGATTATATAATTCAACAATTTCTAAAGGTTCTTGTCCTGTTATTTTAGGAATCCAACTTCTACCATCAAATGTAACTGCCTTTTGCCCAAAGTCAGCACCAGTGCTTGTCTTAACTTCAACTAAAAGATTTTGTCTAGGGTTACTAGGGAAAGGTATCGTTAAGTCGGCACCAGTTCCAAACCCTGCTGTTTTAGGAATTCTTTTGAATACGGACTTTAATTTAGTCCGTAAAGACTGTTCATATTGCCTACCAATCAATGCAACATTTGAATACATTAAAAAACACCTAGTCTCATGTATTTAGAGACTAGGTGTTTTTTTCAAAAAATAAAACTTGATTTAATCTATATTCGTTTTCAAAATATTTTTTATTAGATACATGCTGACCATGCAAAAACTTTTTTGCATCAAATAAAACCATTCTATTATATTTTGGTTTTAGAGTTTTCAGTAGTTTAAATCTTTTTTTGGATATCCAAGGTTCTATATGCTCTTCAGGCATATTACTTGGATAATTATCTAAAGGTTCATATAGGTTAGTTCCATTTTCTTCATCATCATAATTCAAATAGATTATAGCAGTATATCCCATATCATAGTGTGGCCACCAATAATTATTTTCATAATCATTTAATGAACAGTCAACAAATTTACCAACATTTGTTGCTATTGTTTCACTTGTTTGACTTGCTGAAACATGGTTACATATATTTGAAAGATATTCAAAGACTTTTTTTACATCTTTATGTAAAAATAAATGCCTCCTATCTTCAAAGATAGTTCCATTGAGATTATCTTTTTCTGTTTTTATATGTAACTTGGGTTTTTCACTTAAAAATAAAACACATATAGATAAAGGGTCTTCATAAAAATTATCTATTGTATAAATTTTAGACCCTTGAAGTTTTTCTATCTTTATATCTGAATTTTTATTAATTTCAAACACTAATCACACATCTCCCTCCACACGGTTTTCAGAATGATGAACATCAAACTCACCGCCAGGATATCGTGCTTTGAGTTTATCTACATTCATTTCAATGACTTCATCAAGAGAAACATTGAGTCCCATACATGCTTGTGCAACATACCACATGATGTCTCCAAGTTCACGTTTGAGATGAAACAGGTTCTCCTCGTTTACTGGTTTGCCTTGGAAGATAATCTTCTTTACAACTTCAGTAAACTCACCTGCCTCAGCAGACATTCCTACAGCAGCAGTTAGAAGTCGATGCGTTTCAAATCCTTCTCCACGAAGTTCTTGAATACGATACTCAAAGGCATCAGCATCTTGACTGGGTTGAGATGTGACGGCATTCACAAACTCAAGATATGCATCGGTGTTTACTTTACTAGTCATGAAAATCAGGAATAAATGGTTCTTGGCAATGTTCGGGCAGTTTTTGTTGTGTTGGAATCTTTTGACCACCAACTTCAATATATTCTACTTCCTGCCAACTGCCTCCAACACCACCGTCCATATTGACGACAATATCTTTGGTAGGAAGTTGCTTAGTAGAATTTACATCAATGATATCACCTGGAAGAGGGATGAAAGTATAATAATGCCCATCCCATCTAGCATTTCTCATATGCATGAGATTGACTGCATCTTTTCCAGTACCGCAGTCGGCAATCTTTTCTCCTCTAGGATTAAATACAGAATAGTATCCGTTCATTAGAATTTAAATCCTCCAAACTTGTCACTCATCGATGCATTTTCTTTTTCATTATCATACTCCTCATCTTGACCAGAGTCAAGAATATCATTCTGTGCTGATTGCTCACAATCATAGAGACGCATCTTGGCACGGTCAATCCCCACAACAAACCTCTTGTTCACGTTGATATCGTTGTAACGATTCTTCAATTGCTTCACCATTATCTGTCCAAGTTGTTCAAGTTCCTCAGTAGAAATAAGGGCAAACATAAGATCAGCAGTAGCAGGGAGACCAAAGGACTCAGAAGTGTCAGTAATGTCAACGTCAGAGCTACCATAACCAGAACGAGTGGTCTGCGTGGCAGATACGATAGGGACGTTTGTTTCAACAGCCAATCCTCTAAGCTCCTCTGCAATACTCTTAATAAGAGTATATGAATTGATAGACATGTTTGACTTATACCGGGAGGAAGCACATATATTAAGGTAATCAATGAAAATAATATCAGGTCTAAATGACTTCTTAAGTTGAAGTTCATTAATAAGTGCCCTAAAGTGTCCACTATGTGCGCTCGCAGTTGGATATTCCTTAATAATCAAAGTGCCTTGACTTTTGTTCTTAACCTTATTTACTTTACTTTCAAACATCATTTTAGGTAATGTTTGAATATCCTGAATATTTACATTCAAAAGATTTGCATCAATACGTTCCGCAATCCTCTCCTCAGCCATCTCCATAGTAATGTAAAGGACATTCTTACCTTGAAGAAGAACAGAAGAGGCAACATGACACATAAACAAAGACTTGCCCACACCAGTACCTGCAAGAGCAATATTGAGAGTTTTAGAAGGAATACCACCTTTTGTAATTTTATTGAAGAAATCTAAGTCAAAAGGAACCTTTTCCTCAGTTTGATGGTAAAAGTCGTATCGTCTTTCGATATCTTGGAAATAGTCATGACCAATATTATTATCAAATGATACTGCTAATGCATCCTGAAGAATGCTTGGAATTGAATCACGATTTTTCTTTTCATCCTGACCATCTGCAATCTTAATAGATTCCATTAGTGCAAGATAAATTGCTCTATCTCTGCACCACTTTTCAGTAGTATCATCCAACCACTTACTATCTGCTGCACTGTCATCAAGATTAGATACATAATCACAAATAGTTTTGTATGTATCTTCAGTAATATCAGACCTTTTTTCTGTTTCAATAAGAAGAACTTCCTTTGTTGCAAGTTGTTCATATGAAACAATGAACTTACAAATCTCCTCAAAGACTACTTTCTCATGAAGGTTTTCAAAGTATTCAGTCTTAATAAAAGGTAAGACCTTTCTGCAATAATCATTATTAAAAAGTAAATTCCTGAGAATAGTTGTCTCAACGTTTTCCATTAGTTAAAATGCAAGTATGTAGTAATAATATATTTTGGTTTATCAACAGGTTCATTTACCTTGTAAGGAAATGTCCAAGTTGAAGGGAAAGTAACTAATCTTCCCCGTTTTGGATAAACGGTTTTATCACAAAACTGTATTTCTCCACCATTTTCAACATCATTCAAGAACCAAATAAAACCTAGAAATCTTTTTGCTGTATCAATATCATAGGTATCGGTATGAGCAGCAAATCCATCTTTGCCGTCATTATTGTACTTCACCATCTTGATATTTTCAATAGCATGTTCCTCTGGAAATACTCTTGAATCCATTGCTTTATAGTATTCATCTTTCTTTTGAATTATCTTATTCACAACATGTTGATGAAGAATATTAAGTTGATTTATTTCCTTATGATTTTCAGTCAAATCAATATAGGTATAACTAGGTTTTTTTTCGTTATTAACTCTTTGATGTTTATCTTGATTCGTATCAAAAATATCAATAAGATAATCACAAACCGTTGTTTCTAAACTATCATCATCAACAAATATAAAATCATTCAATTTAACCATAGGTATATTCCTTAGTTGCTGCCTCATCCAGTTGCTTCATTACATCTGGAGTAAAATACTTTTCTGGATTTGCCATAATGGTTTTACCAAATTGGGTAGTTCCATCAGGAACTTTATATCTGGTTCCTACTTTTTCAAACACACCATACTTTTCTGCCAGTTCAAGAAGACCATAATACTTATCAAGTCCACGTTCATCATAGAACAAACGAACTTCAACAGTTTTATTCTCTTTACTCAAACGTGACTTATGTGTTGTTGCTTTGATAATATTTCCAATGACTTCTGTCCCGTCTTTCTCCTTTTTCTTACTAAGATAGATGATAGTAGAAGCAGCATACTTAAGACCAGAACCCCCACCCATTTCTTTCATAGGAACGTAAGAACCAATGACATCATAAGTGTGATTAGTAACAATCATTGGAATGTTTGCTTGACCCAGTTTCAGAGTCAGCATACGAAAAGCACCTTTGATAAGTTGAGATTTCGTCATATCCCTGACCTGTTTTTCATCAAGGGCATCTCTAATTTCTTTCTCAGTAGAAAGCATTCCTAAAGAGTCTAGCACAAACATACAAGGTTTGCGTTCCCCCTCAGGTGTTTTGAGATACATATCCACTGCTTTGAGTGCCTTGCTTCGGAACTCCTCAACAGTCACTACATTGACCACGACAAGACGTTTGAGATCAATTCCTCTGCTATGGAGAAGAGATTTATTAACTGCTGCCTCGGTGTCAAAATAAAGGCAATATCCGTCAGGATTAGAATCAAGAAAGTTTTTGACGACAGCGAGAGAAAAGAAAGTCTTGCCAGT